TGTTAAGAAACGGCTTTTCCCTCTTGAGTTGAAGCTTCTTAATTGTATTGGTCGCATTGTTCATGCTAATATTTGAGGGAACATTAGGCTTTGCGATGGGTACGACAGGTGGAAGCGTGGGTCCTTGAACCACCACGGGTCCTTCATTCATGTAGTATCCAGTACCTTGATTTCCTGTCTTGAATACATACCCCTTTTTGGCACCCTTGAAAGTATTCGATTGTATGAAGGTTCGTTTGGGTCCAAATAGGCTGGCGAAAAAAGATGTTTTAGGTTTTTTAACGGCACTCACCCGGCCGTTAAGAAATTTTGGCCTCTGACCTGTCATGAATAAACCACCCTTTGGAAAATTTACACGAGTCGTAGGAGGAGTAGGTTTGTTCCTACGGTTAGTGTTCACCATGGTGGTGTTCCTACGATTGTTCACCACGGTAGTGTTCGCGAAGTTGTTCTTCACCACTGTGTTGTTCGCGAAGTTGTTCTTCACCACAGTGGTGTTCAAAAAGTTGTTTTTACGGTTGTTCACCACAGTGGTGTTCACAAAGTTGTTTTTACGGTTGTTCACTACATTAGTGTTTGTGAAGTTGTTCGCCACTGCTGTGTTGTTCATCACTGCTGTGTTGTTGAAAACTTCCTCCTTCTTGACGACAGGTGCACGCTTCTGACCAATCTTCACGGGTTCATGGATTTTCATGTACCTCAGACGTTTACCGATAGAATCAATCATCTGACTCTTGGTCATCTGATCGAGTTTCAAAAGACCGACCTTCCGTGCAACCCTCTTGATGTCTGTACGCTTAGACGACGAGTCAAAGAGAATCTCATAGTCTGCGGGTTTGAGAGGTGACTTCTTATCGACAAGGTAGGTCTTATTGGAGCTCATGATCAATGGAGGAAGAGGTAACTTCCCCGCTTTGATGTCGTCATAGACTTGACATGTTTGTTCTTTTGTCAGTTTAATCGTGTGTCCTGTGTTCATCTTGATGAGTTTCTTCAAGACATCGAGGTCGGCATCTGGATCGCAGACCTCCAACATATATAGTAAACTGATAAAAAAAGTGTTATGTCGAATACCCCATGTTGTACAATCGTAGTTTCTCTTCATAATCCATGTTAAAATCAAACACATCTGTATCACCTACATTGACCTCTATCACTTCTGCGTGTGTATGGAAAGTTTCACGATTCATGAGTGCTGAGCGAACGAGTATATCGACGAATTGTTTTGGATTGTCGATACTCTCCCTGAAAATTCTATTCATCTTAATTCTGATACATGTAATTTCATGTGGTTTCTTATCTAGAAACGGTGTGAGTGGATATTCTTCCTTCATGCCACCGTCCACATATGTGTTTCCCTCATAGGTTCCACATGAGAATATGAACGGAACAGCCATGCTCATGCACACCGCATCTATGACCTTCATGTGTGGATGTGTGTCACGTGAGAAGTACACAGTCTCTAGAGTATTTAGACAGTACGCTGAAATATAAATTTTTGTTTCCAACTCCTCAAATGTTGGATCTCCCCCGCATATGTCCACCAACTTTTTACGAATAGGACCCATATCAACAAAACCAAATTTGTTAAAAAATGAGCCTAGGCGTATTTTAACAAAGTTGGGGATATTTAATGATAAAGATGTGTCCAAGATTTCATCCACGGACATCCCAACAGCCAAAAACAACGCCAAAATTGCACCCGCCGAAGAACCTGAAATCTCTTTCACATCCGCCAGTGAAGATTCGCGTGCTTTTAAAGAACCTATGAGTGAGAATATCCCCATGGAAGCGGGACCAAGGACGAGATACTTCATCTTCTTACTTAGTAGAACTGAGGAAATTGGCGACGCAAAAGCGCGAACACAATCGCGAAGACGATCGCATGAGTCAGGGCAGCGGGAATGCTGGTCTGACCAGAGCGGAAGACGCCACCCGAACCAGGGGGAAGAGTGAGGAGGAGACCAGGGCTGAGGGCGAGGAAGAGAGAGGTGGTCACGAGGAGGTCGGTCTTGGTGAGCACGAGACCCATCGCGCGGGCGATGAGGCTGTACACAAGGAAGAACACGAGCGCGTGGAAAAAAATAGCCATCTGGTTGGTCTTGCCGTTCATGAACTTGACGTTCTTGCCCGCGGTGGTCACGAGAACACCGGGGCTGAGCGCGAGAAAAAGGGCGGCAGGGACGGCGACTTTCTGGGAGGTAATATCGGGGAGCATTTAGTATATGCGCATATAATTTTTCATGAAATCTACAAAGTGATAGAATGTTGCACCTCGCATCATCTCTTCATGAAGTCCATTGTTATTGACGATTCGCCTGACGTTTCGCCAGATGTGATGCAGCTCATCTTCAAACTCACAAGCCTCGCGTTCATGGTAGGGGTCGTGTTCCAAATAGCAAAACTCGACAAAGTCACAAAATTCCCCTGAATGTTCAATCTGTGCGTCATACATCAACGTCCTGATGGTATTCCACATCATACGTAGTTCATCTGAGTATTCGACTTCCCAATCTTCAATACTCAGAGGAGTGTTATCGTTAAAATCATCGTCATCACTGGCATACGAGTCAAAACCAGTGGTCGCTTCGAAAACGTATTGGCTCCAAACCATTGTTTCTTACTTATCTTCCTTCTCGGGCTTATCCTTTATACCAGTTAGGGAGAGAGAAGTAGACTCCTTCGTCTTTAGACCGTCCTTAATAGCATTTAAGGCACCCTCAACCTTGGCCTCATCTCCACCAAAATAGGTCATGAGACCCTCCTTGATGGCATCCTTGTTCATACCAGACTTCCTGACGGACTTACGAAGACTGATCTTACCCTTCCTGAGGTTGATGGTGTCGATACCCTGGTCAACCATATGCTTCTTGACAGTCTCCTTGAGACGCTTCTCCTCCTGATTGAGGATCTTAATATCGGATTTCGCTTCAGCTAGTTGTTTCGTGAGCTCTACCAGCTTAGAGACATTCTCGGAGAGATCAGGTGAAACAGAGGCCATTTTATTACATTTTACTAACATCTAATCTTTAAGCGCAAAGACCACGCTGCATGAGGTCAGGAACGATGGTGGAGTTGTTCCACACGTAAGGATCCTTGGGGTTAGGGGGATCCGCGCGAATCTGCTGGTTGGCGTTGCGGAGGGCACCACCGACAGTCTCGGGGAAACCGATCTGCTTGCGGGGCTCGAGGAAGTTCTGACCCTTGAGGATGTCCTCTGGGGCGAACTGACCAAAGTCCTCGGCGGACGCGACCTCACGGGGGAGGAGAGAAGACGCGAGGCCAGTACCCTTGTTCATACCACCACACACAACGTCGGCTGGGGCAGCGGCGGGACCAGCGGAGGGACCCGCAGAGGGGGCGAGACCGAAAGGAGCATACTCACGCTCGACGATGGCATAGCCGGACTTGTTGTTCATGGAAAAAAGGAGGAAGATCAGAGCAGCGACGGCGACCAGCATAAGGATGTTCTGGTTACGACCCTTCATTATCTTTTATATATGTATAACAATTTTTTTATTGGTCATCCTCGTCAACGAAAGCGTATTCCTCTGGGTAAGTGTCAACGATTGGGTCATCATGAACCCTGACCTGGACGACATTCCAAGTGGAACCGAAGGCCTTCTTGGCGAACCAGAGACCAGCGAACTCGAGGATGACATCACAAGTCTTCTCGGGCTGGACACCCTCAAAGTCAATGAGCTCCTGCTGCGCGTTGAACACCTTGGTAATGTCGAGGCGATCACAAGTCACCTGACCATCCTTGAGGCTGGAGGTGTATGCACCCTTGATGACACCCTCCGAGAGCTGCTTACCGAACCAAGTCTCACAATTCTCGTGGGCGGCGGAGAGGTTACGGGCATCAATGTCCTCAATCTTCTTGGTGTTGCTCTCGGAGACGACATCCATCACGATCTCGCCTGAAACATCAGCAATCTTAACCTTGTTAAGCTGAACGAAGCACTTGCGCTTATCATCGTTGAGAGCCTTCACGAAGTAGAGACCATCATCACCTTTGGCGGGAGCGTTGTAGATCATTTTATGTATACATTTGGTCTCATTTCTTTAACCCAACAAATGGTATAGCTGCAGCTTTATTGAGTAAAGTTTTCGGTGCCCATTGGTTTCTCCTGGGATTGTATCCGTAGAGTGTCTTGGTCACATTCATATTTTTGGGGAGTGGTTTGGCATTCTCTGGGCGAAGTGGGTACTCATTCTTCACGTAAGCGTTGTTCTGAACATTCTTCCATTTCAGGTTTTTCGTGTTGAAACGTTGATTCCCCGACGACT